CGTTTGGAAAAGGATGGTTACATCAAAACCAAGAAGAACGATAAAGGTGAGGTAGAATTAATTCCAATAAAAGACTTGACAAATGGGTTGTAATTTTATAGAATGTATTTGAGAGTCGGAATTAAGGTTGGTTGGCCCACTTTGAAAGTTCCAAATATTATGGTGTGGGGATGCAAGTTTCCGACTCTCACTTTAAATTAATAGAGAGGTGAAAATGAAATATATTATGATAACGGCAATTGCGACACTATCCATGTGTACACCAGTTCATGCAATGGAAAATCAAGATTGCAAATATACAAAGACGGTGAACCAGAGTGGTGGTGAAATCGTCAGTTCAACAACTGATTACGATTGTAAGACAACGCCAACGGTTATCGTAAAGGAAAGTGAACCTACCATCGTTTATAGGGATGGTACTACAGTCAGTAGTCCAACAGTAACGACTACGAGAGTTGTGTCATCAACTCCTGTGTATCACAACAATCATTCAAATACAAATAGAACAATTCAAGACCTTGCCAAGATACTTATCTTTAGGGGTGCTCAATCCAAATATATCCATGTCGGAAATATTTCTATTGGTCTTAAAAACAGACAGAACGGCACTTGTTATGCTAATTATGAAACTGGTGGAACGGACTGTTACTAATGTTTAAAATTTTATTTGGAGTTCTGTTGGGAGTAGTTCTCGTCACCTACTACCCAAATATATCAGAAACCGTTGCAGACCTATTTGTTGACAGCGGTGCCCGTGACGCAATCATAGAACAACTTGAAGAGGTGAATTGATTATGATTAAGAATGTAGTTGCAGTTGGTGCCATGGGATTGTTCCTTGGTGCTTGTAGTGCAACAAACCCACTAAGTGGGCCGAATACTGCAAACGTGGAACTAGGTGTTCCGACAGGTGTAGTGAAGTCTGTATATCAATATCAGGCGAATAACGTAAAGGAACAGGTAGCAGAAGTACCAAAGTGGTATACTAAGATGCCTGTGAAAGAAGATGCAATTTATGCTGTAGGAACTGCAAACACACCAGACTTGCAACTCTCAAATGACATTGCGATTTTGAGTGCTAAAACAACTCTTGCTGACAGGATTAATGGTCGTGTCAATTCTGTCACGAAGAGTTTTGTAACGAAGGTTGGTTCGACAGATGCAGATGCATCTATCATCAATGAGATTCAGACTGCAACCAAAAACATCATTGCAGATGTTGATGTTGCTGGTTACAATGTTGCTGAATCAAAAGTAGTGTCAAACGGTACACAGTATCGTGTGTATGTTCTTCTGGAATATTCAGATGAGAATGCACAGAAGATTCTGTTGAACCGACTCAAGAAGGACAGGATGCTGATTACAAAACTCAAAGCAAATGAAGCATTCCAAGAACTTGAGAACGATGTTGAAAATGCGAATAAAGCAGAGTCAGACCGTATTGACCAGATTATTAAAACGGAAACACAATAGGAGGCATAATGCACGTTACAGTAAGAAGAGGTGACGTTAACGGTGCTATTCGTGTTCTCAAAAAGAAACTCATGAAAGAAGGATTCTTTCAAGAATTGAGAAGGAGAGAATCCTTCATGAGTAAAGGTGAGAAGGAACGAAAAGCAAAAGCCGCTGGTAAACGAAGGTGGCAACGAAAACAAGAGAAACTTAAGGCAGAAAGAGGATACTAAAATGCCAAGACGCAAAATGACAGACGAACAGAAGGCAGCCGCTGCTGAACGATTGCGTCTTGCAAGAGAAAAAAGGTTGCGTGAAAACCCACCTAAGTATTCTAATATACACCCATCTGTTTTGGCATTACCAGATGAACATCCATTCTCAAGAGTGATGGTCACAAAGTATATCAAGACCCAGAAGGAACAACTTCCTGCTCTGAGGTCTGCGATACGTCAAAAGGTAAAGGGTGCAATTGCAAAAGAGGCATCATGCAAAGCGTACATTCGACATTGCGAAACGTATTTGCGAAACGGTGATTGGTGCGATGACTTCTATGGTGAGTACCAAGAGAAGCGAGTTAAGTGGGTAACGGTGGTGCCTGCTGGAAGGGTGGATAATGACGGATGAAGAGACACAGACTAACATCGTGCAGTTTCCACGAAAGTATGTCGGAGTAGCACCAAAGGTTACTAACTTTGACGCAATGAAACTAAACAAGGAGTTGCAGTTCGCTGATGAATTGACAGATGGTATTATGGTTTCAATGATACATAATATGGATGATAATGACGTAGAGATTACTGACGGTGCTTTCATTCAAGACATTGCATTTCTGTCAGAAGCATTGAAGGCAACGATTTATAGAGATAGAGGGTTTACTCATCCATTTCAAAATCTGATTGAGTTAATCTCAAATGTGACTTATGATGAAGAAACAAAAAAACATCATGTGGATATGGATATGGAATTGATAAGAGAATTGTCGGAAGACTTTACAGAGGATGATGGCCCAGACAAGGCATAGGTGATTTATGATTTTAGTTGATATGAACCAAGTGACACTTTCTAATCTGATGATACAGATTGGACGAAGCACTGAAGTTGACCCAGACATGGTTCGACACATGGTTCTTAATTCATTAAGGGGTTATCGAACACGGTTCAATGAAGAGTTCGGAGAACTGGTATTATGTTATGATAACAAAAGTAATTGGAGAAGAGAGTATTTCCCCAACTACAAACATGGTAGACGTAAAGACCGAAAAGCATCGACATTAGATTGGGGTTCGATATTCGATACCTTGCATCTAATCAAACAAGAATTACAAGACAACTTTCCATACAAGGTACTAGAAGTAGAGAACGCAGAGGCAGATGATATTATTGCTTCAGTGGTACGGTATGTTTCAGAGTCACCTTCTCATTACGAGAAGGTATTGATTGTATCTGGTGACAAAGATTTTATCCAGTTACAAAAACACAATTTCGTTACACAGTACAGTCCAGTACTGAAGAAGTTCGTTAATGGTATTGACCCAGATGTTTATATCAAGGAACACGTTCTAAAGGGTGACCGTAGTGACGGTGTGCCGAACTTCCTATCACCAGACGATACCTTTGTAAATGAGATGCGTCAGCGTCCTATCTCAAAGAAGAAACTGGCAACATGGATTGATTTAGAACCAGAGGATTTCTGTAACGAAGAGATGTTGAGAAACTATCAACGCAACAGGACACTAATTGATTTGGAATACGCACCCACAGAGATACATCAAGCGTGTGTGGATACCTATCTAAATAGTACAGTAAATGATAGAAGTGGTCTATTAAACTACTTCATTAAACATCGACTAAAAAACCATATGGAAAATATTGGAGACTTTTAAAATGGCAGTGAATACATATACACCTCTTATTCATGAGGTGCTGAAGAAAGTTCATAATGCAAAAACTAAAGAAAAGAAGATTTCAATTCTTAGAGAGAATGATAGTGATGCATTGAGAATGATAATTAAGGGTTCATTCGACCCTAACATTGAATGGGTGATTCCAGAAGGCGATGTACCCTACGAAAAGAATGATGCACCAGATGGTACAGAACATACTATTCTCGCACAGGAAGTGAAGAAGATGTTCCACTACATCAAAGGTGGAGATAACCAGACCCCACAATGGAAGAAAGAAAATATGTTCATCCAAATGTTGGAAGGTCTTTCTGCTGGTGAAGCAGAAGTGGTATGTCATGCGAAAGACAAGAAGATGCACCAAGTGTACAAAGGTCTTTCTGCGGCAGTAGTGAAGGAAGCGTTTGGATGGAATGACGAATTTGCTCGTCCATAACTCCTTGACATTCTAGTAGTTTTAGAGTACTATGATTAAAGACTTGGTAATGAGGTTGTTATGAAAAACGGAACTCGACTCCTCTCTCTCTCACTTGAAGAGTTCCGATTCGCAGTGATTTGCTAAAGTCTTTGGGGGTGACCGAATGTCACCCCCATCTTTTTTTATAGACCCTTGATTTTACAGCATTATTTAGTGAAAAAAGTTCTTGACAATGTTATAAAAACATAGTAGCTTGATATTGTAATGATGAGAAAGAGAGTCAATATGAATTACGTTACTGCAAAAGGTGGAAACAGAGTCCAGAGAGAAATCTGTGAGAAAGTTGCCCACTTTATGATTGGTAAACTGATGCCCAGAATGAGAACTCTGGATATTGAAATCAATCTACTGAAACTTACAGGTGACGCTGTTGGTTGGTGTCAGATGAATGATACAAACCGTGAGTTCACCATTGACGTTTCTAAGAACCTAACAATCAAAGAACTGGTCACTACCATTTGTCATGAGATGATTCATGTAAAACAATATGCCAGAAAAGAGATGAATGACGATTTGGTTGAGAATGGTCAGGCAGTTTGGAGAGGTCGAAAGGTCAATCCTAACACAAAGTATTACGACTTACCTTGGGAGAAGGAAGCGTATCGTCTACAAGACAAATTTGCAAACCTAGTATGGAAAGAGGAGATTATATAATGGAACAAGTTGCAGTTATTCACACAGCGTTTGAGGACAAACCATCCACAGTCGCTTTCGTAAACGTGAAAGAAGATATGTCACTTAGTGAGAAACTTGAGTATGCATATCGTTGGACACAAAACATTTTTGACAGTTGGTCACTGAAGATGCCAGAAGATGGTAATGATGATGTCACTGTTGTTGGTGAACTGACAGTCGATGAAAATGGAAAGAAGTGGGGATTGCGTTCTACTTCAGTTGGTGACCAAGTTCTGGTTGGTACTGAAAAGTATCTAGTCGCTGGAATGGGATTTACAACACTTGATGGAGAACCAATATAATGATGAAATTGAAAAAGAACGAGGTCATGACAATTGACCTTGACGGCCCAAACGGTAATGCATTTTACCTTTTGGGCACTGCACAACTACTCGCAAAACAATGTGGATTGGATGATGTTATGATAACAAAAGAGATGCAATCTGGTGACTATATGAATCTAGTCAAGACGATGGACAAGTATTTCCCTTTTGTTGTT